TTGATTTGACCAATTACCACCCTCATCTCTATATATAGAAGCCCATGCTTCATCTTCATTATCATCGGCCATTAAGTGACTAGATTGTAAATGTCCTGGATACTGAGGTTTATCATGAAATTGATAATTTCCAAGATCACCTGTTACATAAGTTATATGACCTCCTCTTGATCTTCTAGCGTGCCGTTTTTTAAATAATTTAGGAAAAATTTTTGACATAATTAATGTTTAATCCATTTAGATTTATTACGCATTACTTGTACAATTTCATCTAATTTAATATTAGATAATCTTATTTTAGCATTTTTTAATTTAGCAGCTTTTTCTTTTTTTAATCGTTGTACTATATATTCTGGTTGATTTATTCTACCTGCAATTATAGAATATAATATATAAGAATACATTGCGTCTTCTGCTAATTTTGGTACTCTACTATCTAAATCATACGCAAGTCCATCAGAAACATATTCAAATACAATTAATAATCCTGATAAATTACTAGAAAAAGAAAGTTTATTTTCTCTCTCATTTATATTAAACCATCCATTCATTTGAGAAGCAGATGGTTCTAATCCATATCTTTGTCCATAACCATATCCAGTTCCTAATCCCCATCCATATCCATATCCATACCAATCTGGATCTACTCCTTGATTAACTTCATTATTTGTTAAATTATTGTTTATTAAATAATCCTTTGCTCCATGCCAACGCTCTTGAGTAATAGGATTACCTTCTGTATCATTACCAAAATTATCTTGAGTTGGTATACCATCATCATCTTGAAGTTGAGTATAATAAGGGCTTATAGTAATATTATCAGTAGGATAAATTATATGTTTAACACCTAAATCATCTATCCATGATAATCTTACATAATTAACGTAATCTTGAGGAAGCACCAAGGTTAAACTTGGTGGAATATTTAATTCAGCTGATTTTATACTTTTTAAAGTATCATAGCTAAATTCTTGCATAGCTCTTTTGGCAAAGAAAATAACATCACTTCTTTTAACATTAGGTACTAATTTATCTTTTCCTACATATCCTACTAAAAAATTATTTATAACATCATTTAATTTTATATATTGATATCCTCCATAATTATTTTCTACTGCTTCTCCAAATGCTTTATCAGCATCAGTATCACCATATTTTCCTCCTGTTAATATTTTTAATTGAATAACAATAAAAATATTAGCACCTGGATTACCAGTAATTTTTATAATATTATTATTAAGTTCATAAGCCGCGGTATATTCTGTCCAAGTTCCTGGAGTTCCTAAAGTACTAGTATATATTTTAAAATTATTTAAACCATAATTAGAATTATTTGGATCATAACTACCTAAATACAAATCAGTATTAAAAGTTGTTGCAAACTCTTGATTAGCCGTATTTCCAGCATCACCTCTAAACTCTTGAGAACCTGCATAATATTGCTGCGCTGTTTCTGTTACTAATCCTTTGTTTGGTGGTTGTATTATACTAGCCATAATTTATTATTGTTTTTCATTTATTTCATTAGCAGCAAGTTCTTGAGACGCTGCTTGAACTATCATAGGATCTTTTATTGTTACTCCTGCATATTTTAATATTTCTAAAATAACAATAGTTTGTTCTGAGATATCTAATTCAAAATCCACTGATGTAGTAGAATCATATACATAATATCCTGTAGCAGAAGAAAAATTCCAAATTACATCATCGGGTTTTCTTAAATAAGACATGCTAATATTAGATATTATAGTTTGTGGATATATTATTACATTTCCATTTTCATATAAATAAACTGGAAAATATTCAGAAGGTTTAGTTATAGTAGACATATTCATTTGAGCTAATTCATTTCTTTGAATAGGTTGAACTTCTTTATCTGTTTTGTATAATATTGTTCCTAATTTATAAAAATTTTCTGGATATAATGTTATTACCAAAGTAGAACCTGCAGCAATAGCGCCTGCGGTTAAATTAAATATTCCACCAGTAATATTATAACTAGCATAGTCTACATTGTTTAATTTAACTACTATTGTACTTGTTTCTACTTGTGCTTGTGTAATTGTTGTGAGAGTGTATGCCGTTTGGCCATTAACGGTAGCAAAAGTTTGTGTACCGCTAGCAACCCCTGAAGTTATTGGAGTTGTAAAATAATCTTCTCCACTAGCTACAGCAGTGTAAGTTCCTGTACCTAATACTTTAAAGATATCTAGTTTTTCTTGAACTGTTTTATAACGATCCCCATATTCGCTTTCGTTTTGAGGAACACGCATTTGTTGATTTAACGTTTCAAAGTAAGTCTCAAATATTTCTAATTGCACTTGAGTTGCGATTTTATTAAACTCATCCGGAGTTAAATAACCTCTTTGTTCTTTATTTATTATTAACAAGACTGTTTTATAAACTTTGTCTACGTTTATCGCCATTGTATTTTTTTTATAATAACAACTAAGTAGTCGCCGAAACGACTACTTGTTATTATGAATTAATCTATTTTAACTTTTTTTCTATAGATTTAAAGACTTCTACACCTTCATCTGTTTTAAAGAAAGCTGCCATAGCTGAATAAGGATTTTCATCAAACGGAACATTCATTAGTTTTTTATTATTACTTCCCCAACTAAATGATCTTTGATCTTGAGCAAGTTTAATAATTCCTATTTCTGCAGCTTTAATAGCTACATTTCTTAATTGAACATTTTCATCTTGTACTAAATCAATGAATAAAACTGGATTTTGTCTAGCAAACACTAAAATATCTCTTTTTATTTCTCTTGAAGATAATTTGTTTACTTTAGACCCCATTTCTACTCTTAAAATAGCTTCAGCCCTATCTATATCTATTGATCTTGCAGCATTAAGTGCATCTACTTGTACGTTTAATAAAGCTAAATCATCTGTTGCTTCTTCTACTGCATCAAATTCTGCGTAAGATTTATTTCTTAACGGATGATATAGAGATAATAGTTTTTGCAAATTTTGCTTTTCTTTAGGTACAATTAAAGCACCGTCTTTAAACATAATATGACCTAATGTAGCTTCTCCTTCTTGTTCATCTACAAAAGGAGAATCCTGATTAGTAGCATATCTTAATTCTCTTTGAGAACCTTCTTTTTCATCAAAATACAATAAAGCATGTTTTCTAGTATGCTTACTTGGTATTGTATAAGTCAAAGGTTCTATATTATTTTTTAAATAATATCTTCTATCTTTCATTTCCCAACCTTCAGATTGGGTAGTTTTTTTATTTTTTACCATAATATAATATAATTAAATAAGTTAAAAGGTATATGGGCGCCTAAGCGCCCTTACCTTTATAAATAATGCTTATACACCTTTGAATATTACAAAGTTGTTAGCACCTTGTGTTACAAGACATCTTTCTGATAAGAAATTGACTTCCATAGCATCAAGAGTAGAAGTGTAAGCACCACCAACAGAACCTGTTAGCCATGATTTCATTCTTCTATCATCAGCTTGAGAAGCTCTATATCTTACATGTAAGAAAGGTCTCCTGATATTAGTACCTAGAATTTGATCATATACAGTAGAAGTTCCAGCAGGTATTAATACACCTTCAATAGAACTAACGCCTGTCATACCTCCTCTAGTTGACGCATCATTTAGATATTTCCAATCAGTTTTATAGAAGTCATAAGAACCTCTTCTAAAGCCAGAAAAACCTAAATTAAGTGCCATTTCCTCTGAATTCTCAAATAAACCGAATGCAGTACCACCAGCATAACCACCTGAGATTTGCGAAAGCATATCATCAAAGTCTAATGCTGTTTGTCTTTGTAAGAAAAGCATATTTTCTTCAATTGCACCTTGAGTATCTAAGTTTTTAAGAATAGCATCAAATGAATCAATACCAGCAGCTGCGGTAAAACCAACGTTTACATTACCTCTATCAGAGATAGCAGCAAACATACCTTGTGTACCTTTCGATAATGCTACTAAAGCAGCTGGACCGTTTTCACTTAATTCGCCTTCAACCATCGCCATTTCTAAATAGTCTTCAAATCTAAGTCTTGTTTCAGACTCAGCTTTTAGATACCATAGGTATCCAGAAGTTCCATCTTCAGTAGCAACTTCAACCCATCCTATCTGAGCAGTATCAGAACCAGAAACAACATATTTGCTTCTAATTATAATTGGAGAGTTAGAGTATTGTTGGAAAGCTGGATCAACACTTATATATTGATCACCTGTTACAGCACCTGCAGTATCAGAAGCATTGCTTACTGACTGACCTTTTTCAACGTCAGAACCATAAACAAACATTTTACCTGTTGCCGCTAAGCTTTGTAAATCTGCTGCTGTATAAGGATATACATTAAGTACACCAGTAGCAGTGTTACTTGCTAATACATAGCATTTCATTTCTACACCATTAGCGTCCATAAGAACTATAGTGCTTTTAGGAGAAACTACATTTTTAACAGTAGCAGCTACAGGAATTGTAACTGTATTTACACCTGCACCATTTCCAATAGTGACTGGATCATATGCAACATGTAACCTATTTTGTTCAGACCAAATAACTTGATCAGATGTCATAGGCATTTCTGCACCAACCATTCTCAAGAATCCAGATAGAGTACGATTACCGTATCTTTCTACTTCTTGTTCATAAACTTCAGGAAGATATTGTTGTGCAAAATCTGCAAAATTATCTCCTGCTTTATCAGTCCATTGTAAATAATTACTGTTAAGTAGCTCCTGTTTTTGTGAGGGTACTATTGACCCAAATTGTGGAGTTAAACTCATTTTTAATTGTTTTAATTGTTAAATTTCCGTGTTTTAATTTTCAGTTTTGAAGCATCAGAGCCACTTATGGCTTTAACTTTGATTCCACCAACAAACACATCTCCACCACTTTCTTTTCTAGGTTCAGTACTTAAATTTTTAGTTTTAGCAACTAAATTTTTAGTAGCATCTGCCTTTCCTTGTTCGTAAAAATGTTTTGCAATAGTATCAGAATTTCTAGCCGCATACATGGCTTTATGATATCCCTGTGGATCATTTAACATACCGTCTTTGTCTAAGAACGTCTTAACAAAATTTGTAATATCTGTTTGATTATCCACTATTTCTTTAGGATTTTTTACTCCGTATCTAAATTTTTTATCACCTACTTTAAAATCAAAACCTTTGAATTCATTAGTAAAAGTATCTTTAGTTACTTGTTGAAAAACCTCTCTCTGTTGAGATAATGTTTTCTGATCTTCATTATAGCGATTAAAAAAGTCTATAGCATTTTGCTGATCTTTATTTACGTTAGATTTCAACTTGATTTCTTCGTAATATTGATTTTTAAGATCATCTAAATAGCTTTTTGCTTTTCCAATCTCTTCTTTTTTTGCGAGTTTCTTTTTGCGGATATCTCGCTCCTCATCCACGTCTTCATTTATTTTAAAGTTGTCTTCTAATAAAAAGTTAACTTCTTCATAAGTTAAATGAGGTCGTGTTTTATTATAATATTCTCTTAATAATACGTCATTGTCTATGTTAGAATAATCTGCATTTAATCTGACGTAATCTTCTACCGTTCCACCAGTTTCTTTCATAAATGAAACTAGTTTTTCTATATTTTCAGGTAATAAGTTTTTAGGTTGTTCTACTGTTTTAGTTTCTTCAACTTTTTGTTTTACCTCTTCTTTCTTTTCTTCTTCAGTTATTGGTATTTCTTCAATAACATTCTCAGTGGTCCCTTCGTGTGTCGGTCCCATTTCTTGCAATCCCATCTCGGATCCTTCTTCGCGTAACACGCTTTTCTCTGTTTTTTGTTCTTGAACGGCATCTTTGTTTTCTGTTTTAGTTAAATCAACTTTAATTGGTTCATCAGCTTTTTTTGATGCTGCTAAATCAATTTTTACTGTTTCTTCTGGTACAGCAAGTTTTTTAGGAATTTTACGTTTTTTAACTTTAAAATCACCTTCTTGTTTTACTTCTTTTGTTGAAGTTTTTTTGTTTTCTGACATAATATAATATAATTAAATAATTAATAAATAATTTTATCGTGGTTCAAATTGTTCTAAATCAAAACCACCTAACGAATCAAAACCTGCAGATTCAAAATCAGTAGGTAAACTATTGTTTTTTCTTTGTTGTATTAACTCTGATTCTTGAGTTCCTTGCATTTTAATTCTTTTATCTTTTCTATCTTCTATTTCTCTTTCTTTTGTAGTTTCACCACTTGCTTTCATTCTAGCTAACTGCATATTGTATCCAAATTCTTCAGCCATTAATTCTTTTTTAATACTAGCTTCTGTTTGCATTCGTTGAATTTCCATTTGAGATTTAGCTTGTTCTACTTGAACCTCTGTTTCAGCTAAAGCTTGTTGTTTTTGCATTTCTGCTAAAGTAGCTTTCTCAGCAGCATCTGCATTTGCCTGAGCTTGGAGTTTAATATTTTCTTGCTGTTGGGCTTGATCTTTTTCTAACTTTTCTTTACGTTTTAATTTAAGTAACTGATTAGCTAATTTAAGATTTTTGATTTGTCTTACATCAATCGCATCATCAAGATCTATACCTCCTGAAGATAAGGCAACTTGGAGGTTTTGTTCCAACATTTGTCTTTCTATATCATCAGGTTCTAATTCTAAAAATATACCAAAATCTTGCAAGGTTTTTTCTTGTAATTCTTCTAAAGTTCCAGTATTATATGCTGAAATAGAATCTATTAAAGCGGCTCTAGTTAAAGGATATTGTAATACGTCTGCTATTCTTAAAGATATATTTTCACAAATTCTTAAGGTTACATATAATCCAGCCTGCATAACATGTCTTAAAGCTGTATTACTATTAGCAGCAGCTATTTTTTGTAATCCTACTAACGCTTTAACATCTGGTGTACTAGCATCAGTTGCCTCATTTAATCCGGTCACATCTCTTATTAATTGTAAATAATATTGATAGGTTTGAATTAAACTAGCAATTTTTTGTCCTCCAGAAGAAGTTTGAAGTTCTTGTATAGGAACTTTACCTCTATTTATATCTCCTTCTTGAGTCATAGATCTACCAACTATAGAACCTGTTTGAAAATACATATTCAATGCTTCAGCAGGATTATAATTAGTTCCATTACCAAGATCAACTTCTGTTAATCCATCTACATCCATAAAAATTCCATCAGGAACCATTCTAGCTAATACTTGTTGTAATTTTAAATGAGTTAATTGAATCATATCTGCAAATCCAGTAATACGACTCACTGTAGATTCAATCATTCCTTTATACATTTTAGGAGCGCAAATACAATAATTCATATTTACTCTACTTATATTTGAATTAGGACGAGTCATGTTTTCTGCTAATTTCCATTCTAACATCATTTCATGTCCTAATATTTTAGCTCCTTGATATAATACTTCTATAGCTCTTCCTACTCTTTCAAAATTATCACTGTTTGGAGGATTAAAAGTATCTGGTTTTTCTAAAGCTTTTTCTAATCCTTGTTCAGTTTGTTTTATTTTAAAAACTTGATTAGTATAGGTTTTATATTCAAAATATAAAACTTGTACTTGATTATATGAATCTTGTTGAGCATAAAAATTTCTAGTATAATTAGCATTTCCAGGATATTTTTGTATTTTTTCTAATTGCTCATCTGTTAACCATGGAAATTGTTTTTTAACTTCTACTAAACTTAAGGATTTAACTTCTCCAACATAATATATATCTTCAAAATTTGGATCTTCCGTGTAAGAATATACTAAATTAGCTGGATCAACATAATCTACATTGATTCCATTAGCTAAATTAAAAGTTGTTTTTGTGGCTCCAATTCCTATTACTGTTAAATCTTGTAACAATCTTCTCTTTACTAATTCATATTTATTAGAAGCTAATACATTTTCTATTGCTTCTTCTTCAGCTATTTCAATAGATTGTTTGTAACTTAACTGCATGTGAAGATCTAAATCTTCTTGAGTTTCAGGAATATTATTAGGATCAGCTGAATTAAAAAAATTCATACCTGTTGCTTCTTGAGTAGCTTGTATCATTTCTTTAGCATACATATCTCTCATTATTGCATCAGCATATTTAGTTCTTTGTTTTAAAGCTTCAGGATCTTGAGCAAAAGCTTTAATATCAAATATTTTTTGAGACATTCCATTAACAATAATATCAACAAATTTTGGTATAATTGGAACAGGTTTCCAATCTAAATTTAAATAAGATAAATCACCATTAACAGCTAGTTCATCTTTATATTTTTGAACAGGTTGTTCACC